TTAAGCAACCATTTTAGACAGAACTTTCACATCCATTTTGCCGGATCGCTTCACTTCTTCCCAAAAAATTACCATCGAATCATTGCCAAGTTTCATTTCGCGCTCAATGTGCGCGTCAGCCAGCACCGCTAAAGGATTTAAGTCAAGAAGATAGGAAATCTTGATTGCAAGATCGTCATTCATAACAGTGCCGTTAGTCCTGTACATGCTAATTCTTGAAGTGTTTTCATTCATTTTCTTAGCGAGCTGGTAGTCAGAACCCAATGAATACGCGGTTTTTACCGCATCGAGATATTCGACGGTTTTCATGTTTTGTTCCCCCAAGAACACTATTTACACAAGCGCAGTGTAGGCGTCTATTCCAACACCTACAACTAATCCAATGCGTTGAACTATCCAATGGCTTGGAATAGTCTTTGTCCGTCTTCGCAGTTCCCCAAGAACACAGAGACAAATCCCTACGGGCGGCCAGTCAGAACTCCAATTTCCTGACTGGCTTAGCCCGACCGACTGTAGGGGTCGGGGACTAGGGCGGTCAAATATATACAGTGGAGTATCCAGCATGGATATAAATACAGTACATTCCGAAAATGAACACAAACTTAAAGCCCCCATGGAGCTTTTTACGTTTTTGGCAGCACATGCCAGCAACGACAAAGAAGCCGCTGCCAGCATTAAATCAGCAATTGACAACCTTGAGGGTTGCGCAAAGCTGAACGCCATCACCCCGGAGCAAGCCCAGCGCAACGCCTCCTACCTCGACAAAATCAAAGCCATTCTAAAACCAGCCAAAGCCGTTACGCAGTCAGCTAAGCCTGTTTACCAAAACCGTTTAATGGGGCTGCCGCTTTGAAAAACCGTCATTACCAACAAAAAACAGCCTTGGCGCTGTTATTCGTGCAGTCCTGTTTTATTGCCGGAGCCAAGTTTATGGGTGGTGAGGAAGGCAAAAAGCGGGTTTTGTTATCAGAAGTAACAATGCGAGCCAGCTTCTTCGTTAGTCCAAAGTGCGCCACGGTTGCACGCCGCATAGCAAGCGCCAGAATAGAACGCGCCTTGCGTCAATTAAATGGACGGAGGCTGCCAGCATGAGCAACGTCACCAGCCTTGAAAAATTACGCCGCGAAACATCAGCCATAGCTTTGGAAAACGAGGCTAACAATTTGATGTGTTCGGTGCAGAAAGAAGACGCCGATTATTTCCTGACAGCCAGAATGGCCAAACGCTTAAAAGAGCGGGCGCAAAAAATGCGCGACGGTTTGCTGCCGATGTTTTTGATTTGCCCGGGTTGCGGCCTGCAGTTAACCGAAGAACTCAAAGGCGGCTACCTGTGTTTTTGCCGTCATTGCGTTGCAGCATTTCCGCAAGCGCCAGACGCCAACGGTTTTATTTTGGTCGGCAAGTATCCAGATTTTCAGTGGAAGCCAGTCACACAAAACGCTGTTGCCTACGTGCAGAACGGCGGGAAGGTGGCGCTATGAAAGATTTCAAAGATAAATCCTTCAAGCTTTCGCCGCCAACTGGGCGTGGCACTGGATTCAATATAAATCGTAGCAATACACACGGCGGCCAGTATACGTACAGAGAAACCCGCGGCTTAGTTGAAACCATTCACGGTTTTGTTGTCGCATACAGCCATTTTTATAGCAAAAGCCAATATCAAGGCAGTTGCCTGAGTATCATCAAAAACGGTGTTCAGTATCACCGCTTCTTTGAAAAAGAATTCAAACAAAAAACGCTGGTTACACTGGCTAAAAAGTTTGCTGCAGATGTGTTTAGCAACGAATCAGCCAAGTTATTGGCCCACGATATAGAACTAGCAGAGAAGGCTTACTCTGCAGGTTTTCTTGATGGGTATCACCAAGAAGAAGTGTTAAACAACCCTGATGCGGCTGCCGCAGAAGGTGCCTCGCAATACACCACATTTTTTGCCAGCAAAGCGGGTGCCAATACTTCCGTTGAAGCATTAGCCAGCTTAGCGGCCCATGATGCTGAAGTGGCAAAAAATGCTGTTACTGAGTTTGTTAGATGGGCAACAGTCAATGTCGACCCTGAATTCGCTGAATGGCAGGACTTTGCTGAAAAGTACGCAGCCAGCCTTAGCGTTAAGGCAGGTGCAGCATGACTATTGGTTCATACGATATTCCATGCTCTGGCTGCGGCGTGAATTTAACGCAAGAAAATATCGGCGGTTATCGCTGCTACTGCGAAACCTGCGTTGCTGCTATACCACCATTGCCAGATGCACCGAAAGGAGCTGGCTTTATCCTCAGCGGCAGATACCCAAACTTTGAATGGCATGCCGCCCCGCAAATGGTGGTTAAGCAGCCAACGCTTAACCAGTGGCCAAAATTCACGGATGAGGATATCCCACAATGAATAAGCCATTTTTAAAATGGGCTGGCGGCAAGTCGAAACTGGCTGCCCGTATCAGCGCTGTGTTGCCAAAGGCTAAGTGCCTGGTCGAGCCGTTTGTGGGTGCCGGCTCAATTTTCCTGAACACGGATTATGAAGCCTATGTGTTATGCGACATAAACCCAGACCTGATCAACACCTTCACGCAGCTTAAACGGCATCCGACGTTATTTATAGCCGATGCAAGGGAGCTGTTTGTATCAGCCAACAACACAGACGCCATGTTTCGCCAACTGAAAGCCCGGTTTAATTCCACTGCGGATCAGTACGAAAAGGCGCTGTTGTTCGTGTACCTGAACCGCTTTTGCTTTAACGGCCTGTGCAGGTACAACAAATCAGGCCAGTTCAATGTGGCGTTTGGAAAATACAAAGAACCGTATTTCCCATGCGAAGAAATGATCGCTTTCGCCAGCCGCTTAGATCGCGCCGAACTGCATTGCCGCAGCTTTGAAGAAACATTCAAACACCTGCCAGCAGACAGCGTGGTTTATTGCGATCCGCCTTATGTGCCGCTATCCGGCACCGCCAACTTTACAGCCTACAGCGCTGGTGGTTTCGGCACAGTCGAACAGCGCTATTTGGCCTATCTGGCGAAAAGCTGCCAAGTGCCTGTGGTGATATCCAACCACGACACAGCCGAAAGCCGCGCCATGTATTCAGGCGCAGACCTGCAGTGCTTTGAAGTACAGCGCAGCATATCAACCGACATTGAAAACAGAGGCAAAGCCCAAGAGCTGATCGCCTTGTTTATGCCACAGGAGAAGGCAGCATGAGCACTCAATCATTAGACAAAAATTTCAATTTCAGAATACCAGCAGTAATCGGTCAGCAGTCTGGCAGACCTTATTACATAGCTACGGTGCCTTTCAGAATGCTAAGCCGTTTAATTGATTTCGACACCGGATCAGTGCTTGAACGTTCGCAACGAAAAACAGACCCGGGCAGGGCAAATGCGATTATCAGATACTTACTTGAAAACCAGAAAAACGGCTTTGTTCTGCCGCCACTGGTAGGCAATGTTGATTCTGAAGAAATGTATTTTGAAAACAGTGAAGACAGAAGCGTCACCGGATATTTGAACATACCTATGGACGCTCAAATAAAACTGATGGACGGTCAGCACAGAGCAACCGCCATTATAGCGGCCATTAAAGAAAGCCCAGCGTTAGCTCAGGAAACAATCGCTATTCAACTGTTTAAATGGATGTCAGTTAAAGAAAGACAACAGGCGTTCAGCGATATAAACAGCAATGCAAAATCTGTTAGTCGTTCATTAAACCTCGCTTATAACCACCGCGACTCACAGCTTGCTGTTTTGGCAAAAGAAATCGGGTATGTGCATGCCTGGTCGGGAAAAATAGACCGTGACAGAAACGCGGCAAATCCAAAACTAGGTAGCTTATTCAGTTACAAGCATGTAGTCGCAGCAAGCACTCTTTTGTTAGGCCTGAAAAAAGCTGAGCTACCAGCGGAGTCGTCAATAAACTTCGTTTCAAGATGGTGGAACGCAATTGCAGGCGCCGTCGGCTGGGAAGAACAGACGATAGACCCTGAAAAAGTATCAAACACAGCAGTTGGCCTAATGTCGCTTTCAAGACTGGGTTTTATGGTTTTTCAGGCAGAGCAATCAGGAACTAGCGTTGATCTGTATCAGATTGCGGAAAAACTGAGAGAAATCGACTGGAACAAAAGCTCAAGCTTTTGGCAGGACGTGTTAGTCAGCAACGAAAAGATGATAGTCGGGAAAAATGCCGAACAATCAGCAGCGGCAGCAATGGCTGATTTGTTATCTATCACTAAAGGAGCTGAAGCATGAGCCAGCAATCAAATACAGCCGCAGCAGCGGGAATCACAAATTTTCGTGTTCCGGCTGGTCGTGCTGTAGCAGTTTTAAAAGACAAGCTGCAGGGGTTAATGGCTATTGCACCTGTCGGCTATTCCAATAGCGGCGCAGAAGTGCATGAGCGAATCGGTTTTATTCAGCAGATAAAACCGGATCCAACCTGCGAACACGCGGCTTTTGATTTTCTGTACACCGACGAAGAAGGCACCGCAGAAACCACAATCGTGGACGACGAAGAAATAACCCTGTGCCTGCTGCCAAACCAGATGCATTTGCTGGCGAAGTTTCACAGAAACGCCTCTGCATCATGGGTTTTTGAAGCCTATGAAAAAGGCGAGGGGTTGCAGTCATGAAATACCCACAGATATGCACTGCTATTGGAATTATTGGGATTCTGGCAATCACCTTTATCGGTATTTACCCCAACAAAACCACAAGCCACGCGGAGTACTGCGCCGAAGAACTGGTATCACGCAAGCCAGTAAACGGCCGCCTGGTTGAGTCGCGCACCTGCAAAAGCTGGGTAGGCTGGCCGATTGAAATCCGCGAAGTAAAGCAGTGATCAGGTCATGCACTTAAACCCAGCCCTTAACCGCGACCAGCAGCGCTTTGTTGACAACATGCTGCAGGGCCTGCCGAAGTCTTTCACGGCAGGCCTTTGGCCGTTGGCGCAGGCGGCAAAAGACAATCCAACGCCGGAAAACAACAAAGCCTTTCGCAAGGCAGCAATTAAAAAGCGGCAGCAGTACGGCCGCAAACTGCGCTACCTGCAACAGTTCAAAATACCCGCCAAGGTGATCAACCACAAAGAAACCACTAAAAAGCTGGCCGACGAACTGGCCCAGCAGTGTTATGCCGACATGGTAGAAGCCGCCGAAGGGCTGGGGCCGGAATACACGGAACACGAAGACAGAGTAAAAGCAGTGTATGACATTGTTTGTCAGCTTAGTGTGCAGCGCCTGCCGCAAGTGCAGCCGCCGCTGTGGGGCATGGAAACCGACACTTTAGCGATGGAATGCGCTTTACTGCGGATCCAGTGCGCTAAGTGGTGGCGCCGTAAGCTGTTAAAGCTGCGCCGTCAGCACCTTGAAACGTTGGAAATAATGCAGGGCAATGTTGGTAAAGGTGCCAGTCCATACGCCAGCAAACGCGCTGTGGCAGAGTTTGTAAGGGATAAAGCAGCACAACGCCGCTGGGCTGAGTCGTTAACACTGGTCAATGAATGCGGCGACGAAATAGCCCTGATTAACGCCATTGAAGCCAGTACCGCCAACCCTGAAAACGCCCGGGCTGAGCTGATGAAACGCATTCGCGGCCTTGAAGAGTGGGCCGAAGAAATAGGCTTTGGTGCGGTGTTTGTCACAGTGACAGCGCCTTCGTACTATCACACAACCAGCAACAACTGGAACGGCAGCACGCCAAAAGACACCAATCGTTACATGGTAGACACCTGGGCAAAAGCACGCGCCAAGTTAAAAAGGGCAGGTGCTGAATATTTTGGTGTACGGGTAGCCGAACCGCATCAAGACGGCACGCCACACTGGCACATGATGCTGTTTGCACCAAAAGCCGACCTTAAGGCCATTTGCCGCTGCATTCGCTGGTACTTCTGCAAAGAAAACAAAGCCGAGCTGTTAGCCCGTTTTAAAAACCGTAAAAAGTTACGCAAGCTTTACCGCAAGGCACGCCAACATTGGGGCTATCAAAAGTCGAGAGGCATAAAAGCCAGCGAACCACGCAAGTTTCATTACCCGTTCCAGCCGCGTTTTGATGCCGAATACATCGACCCAAGCAAAGGCAGCGCATCGGCCTATATCGCCAAATACATCAGCAAAAATATCAACGGTTTTGAAGTGGACGACCTGATAGACGCCGAAACAGGTAAAACCCTGGGCGATGGCGTGATGAATGTAAAAACTTGGTCCAGCGGTTGGAGCATCCGGCAGTTCCAGTTTCAGGGCTGCGACCCAATCACCGCATACCGCGAAATTCGTCGTGTGCGCGAAGCCTTCACCGAAGAACACATGAAAGAACTGGAGCAATTGAGACAGGCTGCGGAAAGCAACGACTTTGTAAATTTCATCAGGGCTCTACGCACCATAAAGGTGGAAATTCAGTACGAAGTTACCCCATACGGCAATGAGTACGGAGAGGCGGTAAAGCGGGTAAAGGGCATCGGCACCCGGGCAGTGGCGGTTTTGACGCGGCCGCATAAGTGGGAAATGCGCCGGAGCGCTTTAAAGTCGGGCGACGCCCGACAATCTTGGACTTGTGGCGCTAACTGTACGGATAGATCTGGCAGGGGATCAGAGGATCGGGGTTCAGGTCGAAATTCATCAAACCACACAGCGCCAACCATAAAGCCGCCAGAAAAGGCCAATCTTCACGGACTTGACGCCGAGGCCATGACTCTGTTGCAGCGGGGCTATACGGTAAACGTTGCAGGCCAGCGCTGGAAAATACGCCACGGCACCTTAGAACAGGTGCCGGAACCGCCAAACTTAAGCCAAAGGGTGAATTATGTTGTTGTCCGTGGTCGACTATAGTCGGCAATGTCTGTGCCCGAGGGCACCGGCACCAATAGACAGGGCCAAGGACTTTGCCAAACTACCGCAGCCAGAACAGCAAGCAATACTGGCCGCTTTGTTAGCTGCTGGTCAGTAAAGAGAGGTAAATTTATGCGGATACTATGCCCAACGTGTTCAGCGAAAGCGGTGATCGGAAAAACCGACAGAATCAGTGTTGCTTACGCGAACCTGTACTGTTCCTGCACTGATCCAGAATGCGGTCACACCTTTGTTAGCACGGTGTCCTATAGCCACACCTTAAGCCCGTCGGCAAAAACCGCATCTGATTTAGTAACGGCGCTGTTTAAGGCGTTGCCGCCAGCAGAACGTAAAAAGCTGCAGCAGGAACTGGCTTTTTGAGCTATAAAGTAAAAAGTTTAGGGACAGAGATAGTTACAAGGGGAAATGAATGTCTGACGGTTTAAGTAGCTCAAAAGAATTGCTAGCAGATGCAAAAAATGCATTAGGTGAATTGAAAGTCATTATTCAGAATTTTTTTAGTTCAAATCCCTACCATGTTGTCATCGAAAAAAATGAGGAGTATGAGAGTAGCCTCCACAAAATAAAACTTAAACGGGATATGCCTAGAGATTTAAGGACAAAAACTCGCCACATAGCATTAGATATCAGAGGGGCTCTTGATCACGTTGGATATGCCGCAGCATTGTCTGACGGGAAGACTAAACCAAAGAAAACCATGTTTCCATTTGCCAAGTCTGAAAGCGAAAAAACTAATGTTAAAAATAAGAACTGTAAAGATTTACCACAAGACATTTTTGAGCTTTTTTGGAGCTTTAAGCCTTTTATTGGTGGAGATGATATCTTATGGTCACTAAATGAAGTAGCAAACTGCAGCAAACATAGAATAATAGTGCCTGTCGGGAATGCTTTACATGGAAGGCAGATTATTAATAACTTTTCTTGCGATGGATGGTTTGATGTAGATTTTCCTGTGTATTGGGATGCAAAAAAGGATGAGGCAATAATTTGTCTTGTACATAGCCGAGCTAAAACGTCTTACGACATAGAGCTGGGATTTAACTTAAACTTTGGTGAAGTAGATATAATAGAGGGTAAACCAGTAATAGAAACCCTGGAGTATATTTTAAAAAAGGCTGATGAGATTATAAATTGCGCAGAGCCTCTAATCAGGTAGTAAGAAGTAATTTAAGTCTTAAAAATTAAAGAAAAAGGCTGAAAAACAGCCTATTTCACGAATAGCACTAAATCGAATTAGAATTTTCCTTAGCTTCCATATCAAACACCAGCCGTAAACTGGCTGGAACTTCCGGATCACGCGCCACCGCATCCACCATTATTTTAATCAGCGGCTTGGTTTCACTTTTAAAATACACTTCATCGTATTTAGTCGGGTCGCCAAGGCCTGCGGTGTTGGTTGGGATCATGCCACCCAAACCAGCGGGGAAGCGGTGCGCGTTAAACACGTCCTGCGCGCTGACAGACTTCACCTGACTAAATTCGTCCTTACTTTCAAAGTTGCCCACAGGAATAATCTGTATGCCTTTTTCCTTGCCACCGGGGATATTTACAAACAGAGAATTAAAGTTGCCAACGCCTTTGCTTTCCTGAATCTTTTTCTTCAGCTCAACTTCAACTTGGGGGTCAAGGTTCGGGTCGGTGGCATACAGAATAAAGCCCATGTGAGCGCCGTTAATGTAGTATTTGCGCCGGAACATGGTGGCATCTTCACTCAGCATGGCCGACTGTAAACCGCCCAGGTAATCAGGGCAGCCATACACCTGTTGCACCGGGTCGTAAATCTGGCACCAGATGATGTCGGCCGCTTTATAGCGTTTGATCTGGTTATCACGTTCCAGCACTGCACAGCCACCGTCACCGGTTACGCGGCTTCGATAGCTTGGCAGCGGAAAAAGCCGGATGACTTTATTAAAGCCATTGCGGATTTTTAGCAGCGGCACGTCACCAAACTGGATCAGGTTCAAAAATGCTGAACCCATTTGCTGTGCACTCATGCCGCCAGACTGATAACGGGCCGCAGCCATATTGGCGCGGCTTTGCAAAATACCACCGTGCTGGGCATTACGCCGGGGCAGGTTGGCAAGCAAGTGGCGGTCTATCGGTGGCTCCCAGTAATCGTCGTTTTGGTTGTAATACAACGAATCGTAGTCAGTCAGCCACATTTTAGGCATCACGGTTTCAGGCATGCTGAAAACCACTGTACTGGGTTTTGTCTCTGCTTCAGCGCTTTGCTGATCAGTGGTTGTCAGTTCGGTATCGACCATGATGATTTCCTTTGGTGTAGGTAGTTAATTGGTTCGTTAATGATGGCGTGGCTAAGCGCCCAAAAGCCGTCGGCGTGGCCCACTTTTTCAGAGCGGTCAGCCTTAAAGGTCATCATGCCGCCGCCGTTGCTCATGCCGCGTTTAATGGCCATAAAGGCAGCGGGTAAATCTTTCATATCCTGATCAAGCTGCAGCCGGTTGGCCTCGACTACATCAATCATCTTCATCACCAGGCGGTTTTTGTTTTCGTTGCTGTAGTGAATGGCAACAGCTTCGCGGGGGTGCAGGGTGTGAACAATGTCCCAAACGCCAGCGCCAATCCCTGTGGTATCAATCCCCAGGTAAGTGACGTTATAGCGCTTAAACACTTTTTCTATTTCGCTGACGTGGTGCTGAAAGTTCAGGCCGCGCCAGTAGTGCCGTTCAAGGCAGCGGAATTTCTCTATTGCAACAATGGGCGGGGCCACCACCACTAAACAAGCGTTGTCGCGGGTACGGGACGGATCATAACCCAGCCACACTTCACGATTGCCAAAGGGCCGCGCTTCGCCAGGCTTAAAGTCCTGCCATTTAGTGGCATCAATCATCAGTTTAGAAAGCGCATCAAACTTGAACACAGAGGCGCTATCGTCAACGAATACGCACAAGTACAGGTTGGCGTAAACCTCTGGGCTGTATTCTTCTTTCAGTTCTGCCGGGTCAATCAGATGGCAGCCCATAGCAACAGCGGTTTCAACGTCAATGATGTAACGCCACTGCTTATCAGGGCAAACACGGCCGCCGTCTTTTAATTCAGCATCCGTTGGGAAATCAATAAATTCGCGGGTTTTGTTGTCGCCTTTCCAATCGTCACCCGTCCAAAACGGGTAAGCAGGGTGGTTCTTCGCACTGGGTGTTGAAAAGTAGGTTTTATGAAAACGGGTTTGGGTAGCACAGGCGGTTACAACAGCACTGACCTTTTTAAAATCCTTGATCCAAAAGTATTCGTCCACATACACGTTGCCAGAACGCGACTGGGCAGAACTGGCACTGGTGGCCAGAAAGTGCAGCTCTGCACCATTGCTTAAAACAATGGGGTTGCCTTTGAGTTCAATCTCAAAGAATTCCCATGCTGTTTTTACAATGTATGAGCGGAAAACTTCAGCCTGGGCGCGTGTTGCTGATATGAAAATCTGGTTTTCGCCAGTCAGTACTGCATCCTCAAACGCTTCACCAGCACAGCCGTAGGTAAAACCGATTTGGCGCGACTTCAACACGTTGCGGGTTCGGGGCTTGGTTGGGTCGTTTTTTACGTCCCGCATCAGCTTTTGGTAATCGAATAAGCTGTCTACCCACGCCTCAAAATCTTCTGGCTTAAGCTGGCTGATATCGTTTTTCGCCTTGCGGCTACCTTTGCCTTTTCCGCCGCCTTTACTGCCTGAACCACCATCACCGGCAGCGACCTTGCTGCTTTGCTCTGAATGGTGTTCGCCGCTGGCTTCGGCTGCAGCCTTGCGTTCTGCATCCACCCGTTGCTTTTTAAGCCGCACATGCTGGTTAATCAGCATTTCCAGTTCTTTGATCTGGTTATTTGACTTGTCCGGCACATCGACCAGAATAGCTATCCGGCGTGCAATGGCGTCGTCGACTTCTTCTTCACGTAGCAGGTCACGCCAGCTATGTTTATCGGCCCAGTAGTAGATTATCCGGTTGTTGGGTAAACCCAGGTCGTCGCGTATTTCGTCAGGCGTCCAGCGCTTTAAATAAAGACGTTTTGCGGCTTCGCGGATTTCGGGAGAGTAGGCCATAAATGCGGTGCGGTTGCCCGGTTAACTATCACAATATCCTCAGTGTATTGTCTCGATGCCAAGCATTAACTAACTAATTTTCTTAGGAATTCCGTTTTATCAAAAATCGGAATTGCACAGAACGAAGCCCCGTGATTAACCATTTACAACTGCTTAAGCTGTCTGCATCAACGCATATTTTCAGAGCAAAGAGCGGACAAATGCCAAAACAAACTGGATGGGTAATAGCAGCAACCGAAGGCGCAACAGTAGACGGCCGCATTATCAGTGCTCAGTGGATCAATGACATGGCGGCCCAGTATTCACCGGACGAATACACCGCTCTGATCTGGCCTGAGCATTTCCGTTCATCCTGGGGGCCTTATGAAGGCAAAAACTGGGGCACAGTAGATGAAGTAAAAGCAGCTAAAGAAGGCGGAAAACTGCGCCTGTTCGTCAAACTCACCGCCAATGATTACCTGTTAGAGGCCAACAAAGACGGGCAAAAGCTCTTTATGTCCATAGAGCCAAATGTCGACTACAAAGGCACGGGCAAAGCTTACTTACAGGGTATAGCTGTTACTGATTCACCAGCCAGCACTGGCACAACCCGCCTTAAGTTTTCAGTTGGTGACACCAAGCACGACTACGAAGTAAGCCAGTTGGAAGTACTGCTAAACACCGACTTCATCAAAGACCAATCAGAACCAACCGACAAAAACTATTCAGCCAAGGAAAAAGGCCTGTTTGCCGTTCTTGCCGACTATTTCAAAACATTCAAAACGCCTGATCCGGCAACAGACCCAACCGAGGACGAAGAAATGAAACAAGAACAATTTGACGCGCTGATGCAGAAGGTCGGCGGCATTGAAACGAAAGTGAATGAGCTGGAAACCAAATTCAGCAAAGGGCCGGAAGGTGACAAGCCAAAGGGCAAAGAAGGCGAATCAACTGCTGAAAACGAAGATGATAAAGGCGGCGATAAATCAGGCGCTGGTTTCAATGCCGACCAGTTCAACAAGCTGAACGAAAGCATTACAGGTCTGGTGCAAAAGGTAGAAGGCCTTGAAACCAAGTTCGCAAAAATGAGCGCAGAAGTGCCAGGACAAGAGCCGGATCCAGCAGGCGCAGGCGAAACAGTACAGGTCGTTTAATCGCTGCATGTCAGCACTTAAACCTTAGTTAAAACTTAGCAGCGAGAAAAACAGATGAACTTAAGCACAATCGCATTAGCCTGTATTGCAGCGTACAGCAGCAACTTAGCAAAGGCCTACGACACAACAGACGTAAGCAAACAATTTGCTGTCACTGGCCCGATGGAAACCAAATTAAAAGCCGCGATGCTGGAATCAGTCGAGTTTTTGCGACTGATCACCACCATGGACGTGGACCAAATCAAAGGCCAGGTTGTAAAGGTAGGTAACTATGGCATTGCAACAGGTCGCAAAGTAAACGGCCGTTTTGTAACAACAAATGGCGTTGACGGCCATGGTTATGAGCTGGTCGAAACAGACTCATGCGCGGCAGTTCCATGGTCTACGTTGGCGGTATGGGCTAATGCAGGTTCAACCAACCAGTTTATGCAGTTAATGAGTCAGAACGCCACTTTGCGCTTTGCTCTGGACATGCTGCGCGTTGGTTTTAACGGTGTATCAGTTGCCGCAGACTCTGACCCAGTGGCAAACCCAATGGGCGAAGACGTGAACAAAGGTTGGCACAAAATTGTGTCAGAAAAAGCCCCTGATCAAATCGTCATGGACCCTATCTACTTTAACCCTGATGCAGTGGGCGAACTGAAAGACGGCGAATACAAAACGCTGGACGCCATTGTCACCGAACTTAAAAACACCCTGATCCATCCATCGTTACGCAACGACCCGCGACTGGTGGTTCTGGTGGGCAGTGACTTAACTGCCGCAGCACAAACCAAGCTGATGAATCAGGCTGATAAACCTACTGAACGTGTCGCTGCCCAGCAGATGGATAAAACCATCGGTGGTCTTGCTGCTTATACGCCGCCATTCTTCCCGGGCAAACGCATCACAGTGACCATGCTGTCGAATTTGCACATCTATACGCAAAAAGGCACTCGCTCACGGAAATCCGAAAACTCGGAAGACCGAAAACAGCATGAAGACAAATACTGGCGCATGGAAGGTTACGCGGTTGAGGAGTTTGAAGGTTATGCCTCAATTGACGAATCAGCTATGACCATCGGGCCAGCTCCAGAACCGGCACCTTAAGCCACAACGAGCCAGGCACTGAAAAGGTGCCTGGTTATTCAGCCACCGGATTTTAGTAAACCGAACAACAGCAGGAAAAAGCCATGGGTGCAATTGCCAATTATCAAAAACGCCGTGCCGCAGAACGCGCACTGAAAGCCAATGTTGCAGAAGCAAAAGAGCAGGTTAGCGAAACCAAAGCGCCTGAAAACGAAGCTCTGGCACTACTGGCCGCACTGCTGGGCTGTGATGTTGATGAAGCCATTGAACAAGCAAAAGAGCTTGTCGAAAAAGGCGCCTACATTGCCGGGTTAACTGAAGAACAGTTAGACGCAGTGCAACAGCAAAGCGGCGTCGACTTAGGCCGTAGCGAAGCGAAAACCGCCACTGATCTGGAACAAAGCGCCGGTGCAGTGGAAGGCGCAGCAGACGCGGTGACAGGTGCCGCTGAACAGGTTGAAAGTGCCGCTGAGCAAGTGGGTGGCGCCGCTGCTGATCTGGAAGATACAGCAAGCCAGTTGGCATACACGGCAGACGATATCGGCCAGGCTACCGCTGAACTGAAAGAAGCGACTGCCGAATTAAAAAAGCCGTTGGCGGGGCAAAAATCCTCCAGTGGAAAGAAAGCCGACGCGCAGAAAAACAACTCGAAAAAGTAAGGCTAACAGGTAACGCGGAACACGCGCCAAGCCTGCACCTTCAGCTTATAGAGCTGGACGCAGACTTAAAACGCCTGAAAGCCTTTGAACGCAGGGCCGACAAAATAGCCCACAAACGCGAAGTGTTGCTGCCCAAGTGGCTGCCAATAGTCGAAGCCTACTTAACCGAACGCAAGGAAAAGGCACATGAAAAAACAGTTAGTGATCATCCTATTTTCGCTTATTGCACTGTGTGGCTGTTTGACTCCGGCGACTTCGCCAGAGGCCTTGAGTTCGCCTTTGCTGCAATCGAATACGGCCAGCCAATGGCAGGGGAAATCCGCCGTAAGTGGCCAGGCTTTATTGCAGACACTGTATTCGACTGGGCAGAAGTACAAGCCGAACAGGGCCACAGCATTGAACCTTATTTTGGCACTGTGTTTAAACATGTGGTTAACGACTGGAAACTGCCGGAAGTGGTCACAGCCAAGTTTTACAAATTCGCCGGGCTGGCGTTACTGCGCACAAAAAATGGCGAAGTTAAACCAAGCCACGTTGGCGACATTGAGAGGCTTAAGCAGGCAGATCAGTTATTGGAAAAAGCAGCCAGCTTACACCGCCATGCCCAGGTTAAAACAGTAAGAAACAAAATAGAAATGCGGATCAGGGCCATTGAGGAACTGACCAGCCAAGGCAAGGAAGTGCCGGAAGAAAAGTAACAAAGGATTTGCTGCAGTGTAGTTAGTGCCGTCTATCCGGTACCAACACGGAAAATGCAGCAGGGGAAAGACTCCCAACCCTCCAGTGCACTAGCGGAGTGTTTAACAGGCGACTGTTAAAAACCACTGTGAAGCTAACTGCACTGAACCTAATTCAACGAGTGAGGCAGAAGGTACAGTTATGAGCGGTTTCGGTTTTCAATCACCAGCACAGGAAAGCATCGTTATAGATGCCGGTAGCGGCTGGCCGGAACTGTCAACGGCAGAATTTCGCAAGCACCGCCGAATTCCAGAAATCTTTGAAGAGGCAGCACTTGCCGACTCACTCAACAGAAGCGTGGCTGAAATTCAGCAGCAACTGATCAGTTTTGCACTACAGGCAAGCAATGACACGGACGTCCCTTTTACCCTGGGCGAAAGCTTGGCACCTAATTTTAGTGTGCAGCAAATTAGCATTTACCGGGGCGCTGTGTATGCACGTTCCCACGCCGATTTGCTGGGTTATTTTTCTGCTGTCGACCAAAAAGAGGCAGGAAACAACAAGGCACAAGATACACCGCAGCAGGACGCAATACTTGCCCAGTCCAACCGCTCAGTGCGGTTGCTGCTGGGCCTTGGCCGTGTGGGGGTACATTCAGCATGAGCCAGACCGTTACACAACTTCAACAAGTTACCGCCTTTTTACTGGCCAGCCTGAAGCCTTACGTTACGGCTAACACCATAGACGCATGGCAAGAAGGCGGCAGCCTGATTTTAAGCGGGGAAGACCTTGGCACTGGTGGCTATCAGGTAGCGAAGTGGAAGCACCGCGCCACCATAGCGTTTGAAAAATTCCCGCATCACCGGGTTAATCCTTACAACCTGCTTGCCATGCTGGCGGCGTTTTTAATAGATAGCGGCTGGCCGCGTGACGAATACCAGTTAAGCGATCCAGAGCTGGATATCGACCCAGTGAGCAAAGACAACGCCACGGTGCTGATAGAACTGGAACTGATGGACGATATCGACCTGATCCCGGATGCAGCAGGGCCAGTGATGTTTAACGGCCAGCGCTATCGTGTGGCATTGGTGCCGGTGAATGTAGCCGAAGAAGTGGACGTGCAAACGCAGCCAGGCGGTGCGTCATGAGCCTGATCATAAAGCCAAACAAGCAACAGGCCTTAAACGCCAGCATGCAATTGGCGCTGTTAAAAATGCCAGCCAATAAGCGCACCCGCATTTTAAAAACGCTGGGCCGTTACGAAAAAGCCTTAGCCAGAAAACGCATCAGCAGCCAAACCACAGTGGAAGGCACCGCATTTAAACCCAGAGCCAACGGCAAGAAAGGCCGCATGCTGAAGAACGTGGCAAAAACATTAGAGCCCTATGTCAAGGGCGCCAACCTGTTAGAGCTAAAGCACAAAGCCACCTTAACGGGCCGAATTGCTGCACTGCATCAAGAAGGCGGCCGCGAACGCATGACAGCCAGCCGCATGGCCAGAATTCACGGCGCGCCAGACTACGACGCACCCTGCAGCCGCAGCATGGCAAAAGCATTAGTGGCCGAAGGCTACAAAGTGCGTAAGGCCAAAGGCAAAGGCTACCGCAAAGCCACCATCAGTGAAATAAGCGACACCTTAAGTCAGGGGCAGGCGGGTTTAATACTGCGCGAACTTAGGGGCAACCAGAACAAGAAAAGCTGGGATATCCCAGTAGACGGCCGTCCGTTCCTTGGCGATACCACGCCAAACGTGCAGCGCCAGTTAATTAGCATCATTGAAAAAATCAACCAGAAAAGGGGCTGAAAATGTCACTAGGTAAAGTACAGGTAAATAATCTCAATCAAGGCCAGGGTGACATTCGGGCCATTGAACGCCACTTCTTATTTGTCGGCCGCGCCGGTAAACCAGAAGAGGAAAGCCAGCTTTTTAGCGTAGGCGACAAAACGGATCTGGAAGATAACTTCGCCGCCAGTAACTTGCGTACTCAGCTCATTGCAGCACAGTTAAACGCCGGTCAAAACTGGACAGCCGCAGTCTACCCACTGGCCGCAGATGAAGACGTTTTCGACGCCATTACCGCAGCGAACGAAGTACAAAGCTTTGAAATGGTGGTGTTCTGCGACTTAAGCACTTTGGCAGTCGATATCACATCAAAGTACGACTATCTGGAAAGCCTCAAAGCTTCCCACGGCCGCTTTGTGTCGGGCCTTGTTGCGTTGCCTGGTATTGATGATGCAACCCAAACATGGGCCCAGTACGAAGCCGCAATGGTTGCACTGCAAAACGGCATTGCCGCGCCTTTAGTGGTGCCAGTGCAGCAACTGCATGGCAACAACATCGGCGTGTTAGCAGGCCGCCTCTGTAACCGTTCTGTCAGTATTGCCGACAGCCCTATGCGTGTTGCTACAGGTCCGGTCATGGGCTTAGGCCCTGCACCAGTGGACAGCGCCGATAAACCGCTGACACTCGCCACACTGGAAACCTTAGCTAATACCCGTTTTAGCGTGCCGCAGTGGTATCCGGATTTAGAAGGCGTGTACTGGAGCGACGGCACCACGCTGGACGAAAACGGCGGTGACTATCAATACATTGAGCATTTGCGCCCAGTGCATAAGGCCAGCCGAGAAGTGCGTATTTTGGCAATCCGCCGCATTGCTAACCGCCAGCTTAATTCCACACCTGCCAGCATTGAAGTAAACAAAGCCTATTTCATGAAGCCACTGCGCAATATGAGCAAAAGTACAGTGATAGCGGGTGTCCAGTTCCCAGGCGATATTCAGCCGCCGCAGGATGGGGACATCACCATTGAGTGGACCAGCAACAAGGCTGTGGTCATTTACATGGTGATCAGGCCTTACAACTCACCGAAAGAAATTACCGTCAACATTCTGCTGGATTTAAACAGCTAACAAGGGGCAGCAGCTATGCGCTTATCAGGAATGAATTTTAACGTCAACTTGGGCGACATCATGATCCACGTTGACACCGCCACCCTGTCAATCACCGACAACAGCGCACCAAGCCAAACCTCTGGCGTGCCAGACGGTTACGTCGACGGTGATGTCTCGGCCAATGGCGAGCTTAACGTAAACGCCAGCCAGTTTTCGCTGATCTCAGACGCAGCAAAAGCAGCGGGTGCATGGCGAGCCATGGAAACGTTCGACATCATGTTTTACGCCAAAACAGCCAAAGATGAAATGAAAGTAGAGGCCTTCGGCTGCCGCATCAAGCTGTCGGACATTCTGGACATAGACAAAAAAGGCGGCCAAGCCAGCCTGTTCAAAATCCCGTTTGACGTCACCAGCCCGGACTTTGTGCATATCAACGGTGTGCCATACCTGCGGCCGGAAGAAATAGAAAATATTAAGCAGTAACGCTGAAGCACAGTCAGCCTTGACTGTGCCACCAGGTTAAAACGTGACAGTCCGGATTAAGAAAGACGTGACTGCACCAGGACAAACAAACGTGACCGAGCTGGCCGCAAAAGTGACCAGCAGGCACTTAAAAAGTGTGACAAGGCAGTAAGTAATGACAACAGTAAATTTTGGCTTTATTTCGGAATTAGAAGGCGGCCCAGCATTAAAGGGCTATGTGCCTGATCCGAAAAATTCAAACTCAGGCGTAACAATCGCCACTGGTTTTGATATCGGCCAACGTTCACTGAACGAGCTTTACAAACTGTTCTCACCAGAATTAGCAAAAAAATTAGCGCCATATTACGGCCTGAAAAAACAAAAGGCTGTTGCAGCACTGCAAAAAACGCCACTGCGGATCACAGCAGAACAAGCTGAGGAAATCGACAAAGTAACGAAAAGCCAGTTACTGAACCAATTAGCCCAGCGCTACAGCACAGCGGCAAAAGCGCCATTTGCTGATCTGCCTGAGTGCATGCAAACCGTTATTGCATCAGTGGCATTTCAGTACGGCGACTTAAGCAAAAAGTGCCCTAAATTCTGGCTGGCAGCTACCAGCGCAGACATTAAAGCAATGGCAAACGAACTGAATAACTTTGGTGATCGTTACCCAACGCGCCGCCGCCGTGAAGTCGACTATTTACTCAAAGGTGAAGCCGTATGAACTGGAAAGACATAGCAAGCACAGTCGGCGGCATAGCTGGCGCAGTAGCCCCGTTATTAACTGGCCCTGTTGGTTTAGCGGTCAGCATTGGCAGCCAAATCGCTGGCGCACTGGGCACAGAAAACACACCTGAAGCCGTGGCAGCAGCACTGAAAAACGACCCAAACGCTGCCTTAAAGCTGCAGGAGTGGGCCCACGAAGAACGCGAACAAATACGCAACAACCATGTGCAGCTTCAGGAGATTGAGCTGGATCGGGAAAAGGCATTACTTTTTGACCGCCAACACTCAAGAGTGCAGCACAAAGACCACTGGATGCCAGCGGTGCTTACACTGGCATTGCTGGCAATGTTGTTCGTTCAAATGATGATGCTGTTTTTTCTGCCAATTCCGGCAGACAACAGAGATTTGATTGTGTACCTGCTGGGTAACTACCTGCCGTTTGTAGCGGCTGCGGTGTACTACTGGGTTAGCTCAACCAAAGACGCAAAAGACCGAGAAAAATTACTAAGCGGAACAGGCCAACAACAGGGGCAGCAGCCATGGAAGTAAAACCAGATGTAAGCAACTGGATCTTAGTATTTATCGGATTTATTGGGCTGGCTCTGACCATCATTGTACCAATGGTAGCCAGCATCTACAGGGCACAAAAGGCCACGGATAAAGACTTGAGCAAACACCAAATTCACGTTGCTGAAACCTATGCAACCAAGCACGACATTCGCGAGCTGGGTGAACGTATGGAACGGCAGATGAAAGACGGCTTTGAAAATTTAAAACAACTATTAACCAGAAATAAGGACGCAGCATGAAACAAGTAATCACTTTAGGCATCGGCACCACAGACTTTGCTTTCAACGTTACAGCGCAGGACCACAACGACTTTGTGGACGCAGCCGCCCGCGGTGGCTCTATGACCGCAGCAGCCAAAAATTTTGTGGTTCGGGTAATAGACCCAGCTCAAAAAGAAGACTTTAAAAAGCTGTTAGACAGTTCACCAGGTGCAGAGCTGCAAATTGCCGGAGCCCTTAAAGAAGAGTTTTCGCCAGTACTGGAAATCACTGTAAAAAAATAAATGGGCTGATCGAGTCTATCGACTCGAATCAGCTTGAGCAGATGTTCATTTTGCGGCGGCATCTGCTGCCGCATGAAGACGATAGCGAACAAAGTTTGGCCCGTGCGTCGTGGCTGATGAAGCGCCGTAATGAAGACCTTGAAGCCATTGTCAACAACGCCATATGCAAGGCGTTTGGTGGTTAGTAAGGCGAAGTAAAAAGCAAAAACGCGCTGCAGTATCGTCACCAATGACTACGCTGGCCAGCGCAATAGCGAAAGGGCGAAAATGAGCTTACCAGCACCGCTAATGTTCACAGTGGGTTTGATAGACCAGATAACGAAGCCGATTGCTAAAATCAGCGGCCAGTTAAATGGGTTATCAGCCAACTACCAAACCGGAACCATGCAAATGGCGTCCGGTATTGGCGGCGTTGTGGCCAGTGGTTACGCTCTTCAAAATGCCCTGATGCCAGCAATTGAAATGAGCCGAGCCTTAGGTGAAGTGAAATCGCTGGGTGTGCAGGAAAGCGCACTTAAAAAGCTGTCGCAAAGCTCGTACCAATACGCCCTGCAATATGGCGAATCGGCCACTGAGTTTGTGCGGTCCAGCTACGACATTCAATCCGCCATTGCCGGGTTAAGTGACACCGACTTATCACGGTTCACTATGGCGTCTAACGTGTTGGCCAAAGGAACCAAGTCAGACGCCGCAACCATCACCAGCTACATGGGCACCATGTACGGCATCTTTAAAAACGACGCTATGCAAATGGGTGAGGGCGCCTGGGTTGAGCGTTTAACAGGCATGACAGCAACAGCGGTGCAGGCCTTTAAAACCGACGGTAAAAAAATGGCAGACGCCTTCGGTGCCTTGGGTGCTTCGGCTGGTCTTGCACCACTTGAAGAACAAATGGCGATCATGGGCACATTGCAGGCCACTATGCAGGGCAGTGAGTCGGCCACCAAATACAAAGCGTTTTTAGCAGGTGTGGGCAAAGCACAGAAGGCGCTTAACCTGCAGTTCTCAGACGCTAACGGCAACATGCTGCCAATTGTAGACATCCTGAACAAAATTAAAGGCAAATATGGCGACGTGATAAGCGTTGCCGAAAGTGACGCATTAGCCACGGCTTTTGGCTCACAAGAAGCGGTTAGCCTGGTTAAGTTGCTGATGAACGATATCAACGGTCTAAGCGGTTCAATCAACACGCTTGGCCAGGTCAGCGGCATGGAGCAAGCCACAAAAATGGCCGCTGCCATGACTGACCAAAGCGAAAGGCTAAGCCAAAGCTGGTACGTGATCAGGGCTGCCATAGGTGCGGCAGTCCTGCCAGCATTTAACAGCTTTGTCGGAAAAGTTGCCGACATGGGCACTTCAGTGATCTGGTTTACCGATATGTTCCCGAACATAACCCGCTGGCTAGGCTATATCGCCGTTGGTTTTATGGTGGCAGTTGCCGCAGGTGGTTTATTCACCCTGATGATGGGCGCCGGAAAAATGGCAATGACAACATGGGGCTTAGGCGTCATGTTATGGACCAGCGCAGGCGCGCTATTCACCAGCGGTTTAACTGCAATGCGTGGCGTAATGCTGGCGTTAAATATAGCCATGTACGCCAACCCAATTGGTCTGATTGTGGCAGGCATAGCCGCGGCCGTGGTAGCAGTGGGCGCCATTATTTACTACTGGGACGAACTAAAAGCCACGATGTCAGAGTGGGGCTGGTTAACCGCCTTAGGCGGAATGTTCAGCGCAGTTTGGGAAGGTATTAGAAGCGTATTCACTTCAACCATAGATTGGATCATCAAAAAGCTGAACATGATTCCAGGTGTAGACATTAAAACCAATGTAGAACCTTTCGATATTCCAAAAGTGGACACTATAGCGCCAGTGAATAGCGCCAGCTTTGGTATGGAAAATACTAAGGGAATGACACAGGTTCAGCAAGGTCAAGCCAACGCAGGAATGCCAAAAGTTGAAGTCATAGCGCCAGTACAAAACCAAAACTTTGGTGCAGAAAAAGTAAATAACATTGTGCCGTTTCAGCAGGACCAAGCACGTGCAGGAGTGCCAAAAGTTGAAGTCATAGCG